TGTGCCATATTATTTTTTTACAAATCCTTGATTTGGCATATCAACTGGTCTAGTCGCTACCTTTTTATTGTTTGTTTCAGGTTTAAAACCTTCCTTCTTTGCTTTATTTACACTTATTTCAGCTTTTGGATTTCCAACATCTGGAGTTACACCTTCTGCTCTAGCCATATATGTTTTACGCATCCAGAAATGGTGACAAGCTCCTCCGCCTTTGTATAATTTGTGAAAATTTTTATTTAACCATAGATCATAAGTAGCTGCTCCGCCTTTTCCCCAACCAGCATTTACAGGCTTTTTACTCATTTGTTGTATATCTTCTTTTCTGTATATTTTTTTAGCTGATACCATTTTCTTACAAAACTCTCTACTATTAGCTTGAGTTGTTAATGGTGCGTATTGATAACGTACTCTAAATCTTAACCCTTCTTTGTTTTCGCCATCTTGTTCACTTTTTGCGTTTGATCTTGCAGTTCCTGTAGAAGCTAAACCAATCATTTTATCTAAAGTTTCTTCTTGGTCATAATCAACAGGTCTTTCATCTACTAAATCCCATTCTTCTAAATTCTCATCTTCGCCAAACCCTTCAAGTAGTTCAAACATTTCGTTATCTTCAAACGACTGCTCTTCTTTAGACATTTTAACGCCTGTTTCCTGCTCTCTAGCTTCATCAGTGATGGCATTATCAGTTTCTATGAATTCAAGCGGCTGAGACGTCTTAAAATACAATTTAAGGCTAATACCATTAACCGCTAGTATGTCATCCATTGCATCAGTAATTAAATCCTGATACGGTTTAATCGTTACGTTGTTAAATAGTAGTGAAGCGGTTTTGATTTCGTCTGCATTGTTTCCTAGTCCAGAATTTCCATCTCTAATACCTAAAAGCAAAGGCGAAGTAATACGGTGTGAGACCATAAGCTTCCCAGTACATTCATTTGATAGGTATTCATAGTGAGCAGGGGCATCGTTTAAAGGAACATCATCTATTGTTGTCTTGCTTTCTGCATTGTTGTTAAAAGCAATGATAACCTTTTCCCCTCGTGAGCCTGTAAGCTTATTCATTACATCTGACTTTACTTGTAGCTGCTTATCTCTATCAGGGATTCCGTTATTAAAATTTACTATTTTAGTTCCTGAAAAACCATTCTGAACGTCATTAATAAGGTAGTCTGATACTTCATTTTCTAGTTCAGCATAAGCTAACCCTCCTTGGTAATCTACAGGAGCATAATAATCGAATCCAGAAACGTATCTTTTTACTATTTTAATTTCAGATTCTTTTCCATTGCCAAATCCAAAAGAAGCAATTCTTAAAGGCTTGTCGTTTGGCTTTAATTTAGACCAATCGTGAAAATAATAATAAGCTTCAATATCTCCATCTTCGTTACATTTTTCAGCTCTTAAAGTTTGCCTTGGAAAGTGTTCTGATTTTATAACTTTTTTATCTTTGTAAAGTATTTGAAAAGATGCTTCACCTAATAACTTTAAATCTAAAGAAACTTTTCTTAAATCTTCATTACTAAATATTGATCTTAAAGCTGCATATTCATCAGGCTTAGAGCTGTTGTCTAATGCATCTACTCCCTTACCATATATCATTTGACTAACTCCGTTTATAATTGCGTTGTTAGTTGTTGAATTAGTATATAAATCAATTAAATAAGAGTAGTAATTATTATCTTCACCATAATTTACCCATTTACGTTTTTTATCTTCCGTAATTTTAGGTCTGTTGTATGATGCTAAATTAACTATATGTAAATTATCCATTATGCGAAAATAAATTCATTATCTGTGTCGTTTGAAACATACTCACCGTTGTTTACTGTGTAATCGGCAATCGCTTGATTTGTGCAAAATATTTTATCTTTAAATATTACATTAGTTCCAGAAAGAATTGTAAGTATGTAAAAAATATCTTGTTTTACTGGAAAAACGGCATTATACCTATTGTAATATAGTTCTTGAGTTATGCCTGTAGTTGCTTGGCTATATATTTGTTTGTTTGTTGATTCGTTTAAAATCTTTACAGTATAAGAAGAACCGCTTGTATATTCTCTTGGTATGAAATCAACATTCTGTGCTGATCCGCTTTCTTGTAATATTATCATACTATAACAATAATATTTTTACTTTTTTGTTATTTATAAAGCAAAAAAAAGAGGACATAAAGCCCTCTAATTTCTATAAAACACAATCTTATTAAGAGTTTGTTCCTAAAGTAATTGTAACCGTACCATCTAATCCTGCATAATCTGCAACACTGAATGGGAAGTCGATATCTTTTGTATCTGAATCCATAAAGTTAGCAGCTAAAGGTTCTTGAGCGTTTAGAGTCAAAGTATAACCACTAAGATCAGCCATTGCAGCTCCTGTGACTATTGTCCCTCCAGTAACTTCAGCACCATTTTCAGTTCCCATCATAAATACATTACCGTTGTAATCTTCAACAGCAACGTGAGGTCTACCGTATGCTAAGAGTTTTAATTCTTTATTATCTTCCTTTGTTAATTTTTTTAATGTTAAGGTAAGAGTTTGGTCAAAGAAAGTTGTACCATTTTCTCTTGAAGAGGTAATAGTTTGTTCAAAACTAGAAGCCCCTTTTAATTCGTATTTGTAGGCAGTCAAACTTCCTGAAGTTCCAGTTAAATTTGTTATTTCGTCATTAGTTAAAGTAACAGTACCTAAATCACCAAAATCTACAAAATAAATATTCTTAAGACCGCCAATAGAATCCTTACAAGGTTCTTTTCTACCAAGTGTTAAATCACAAGCCATTTTTTTTATGTATTAAAAAAGGGTGAATAGGCTCTTTGGCTCACCCACCCTTTAAATTATTTTTTTAAAATTTTTACGAGTAAAGCACAATGTCTGAACCGATAGCGTGTTGAATTCCAGCGGTGTATCTCATAACGATTCTAACATTTTGAGAACCATCGATGTCAGCCATATCAATAACTTTTACTTCTTGCTGATCTGCTAAAAGACCAGTTCCAAAAAATAAGTTAGACTTTTCAGCAGCAACCATTTTATTTGCTGTTAATCCCGGTGCCAAAACCAAAGAGATTCCATCAAAAGTAACTGCTCCTCCGCTGTACCATTGTGTTCCTTTGCTATCTGTACCTGCTCCTCCGATGTTTGTAGCAAAGCCGCCTAATGCTCTCACATAAGCTCTCATCACGTTGCTAGAAACAAAAATTTGTAAATCCTCTGCCCCATAGACATTTTGATTAATTGCATCTACTGTCTTTCCGATTTCAGCCACAATATTCGAGGACGTAACACCACCACCAACAGCAGCAACGTCAACAACGTCAGCATCAGCTAAAAGAGTAGTTGTAAATCCATCAAATTCTCCATTGTTTGCATTTGTACCGCTCCATATTGTATTTTCAGTTTTTTGAGCAACTTTACCTGCAACGTGTGCAATTAAGAAATCGCTAAAGCTAGAAGGTAGGTCAGAAAAAGCTGAATATCCCATAGAAATTGCTTCCCAATCGGAAATAAAATCTTTTTTACATAATTGTAAATTAACTTGAAATTCTTCAGTTTCTAGTATACGTTCCGTTAATGTAAGAGTTGACGTAGAATCGAAATCACAACTTCCATTTTTCACGATTGCATCGCTAGAAACTTTTTTCATCACTTCTTTAAATTTTACGTTAGGCTTGATAGTGATTAAATCATTTGCCAAAGTTGCCCCACTTAGAAGAGCCGCAGAAACGTATTTTCCTGCAAATTCCCCTGCGTATGAAGTTGTTATACTTGTAGTTGTAGCCATTTTATATATTTTTTATTAATTAATTATTATGCTTGAGAAGCCCAGATTCCAACTCCTCCTGTGATATACCACTCAGTAAGTGCAACCGCTTTGATTATAACAAAGTCTCCTTTGTTTGCTGTTGCTTTAGTGTTGATAAAATCCTTATCTACAGCTCCGCTAGCTACTACATCGGCTGCTGCGTTTGCAATAGTACCGTGAAATGCATCTGCTGCATTTGGAGCAATTGTGATAATGTTGTTTCCATCAGCTCCTGTGTTTCTAACAGTATACTCCATTCCTAAAAGACTGCTTTCAATCTTTGGAAGTGTAATTACTAGCGCATCAGTTGCGACATTTAATTCCTCACCTGCTTGGTTTGCACCAATAGCACCAGAAGCTGTAATTGTAGACTGAGCTTTTCTCGCTCTTATTACATCATTACTCGTTGTTGTTGTTGTACTCATTTTTTTTTATTTATTAGTTATTTAATCTTCTTAAAACTCTATCCATTGTAGAATTGCCTTGTTTCTTTTGACTTAGTAAATTTAATTCTTGTTCGCTTTTTGCTTCAGGATTATGTTTTACTTTTTCTACTGGTGTTTCAACCGCTGAAAGCTCTAAGTCTTTTTCTTTAACAGTTTCTTCAACCTTAGACATTTCTTGCTTTTCAATAATTGCTTTAATTTCTTCAATTGCTGTTTTAAGTTCTGCAAGTTCTTCTTTAGTTGCGTAAACTTTTTCTTCATCATCGGCTGCTTCTACTTCTTCTTCAGCTGGTGCTTCTTCTTCAATTGCACCAATAGAAGCTATAACACCTTCTTCTTGAACAATTAAAATTTCACCATCTTCTAAAGTGTAATCTCCTATAGGAAGAGCAACTTTGTCATCTTCGCTGACAATAAAAACTTCTGATCCTGCTTCAAAGCTTTCACTTTCAATAACAGTACCATTTTCTAAAGTAGCTTGAGCTAACTTTACTTCTTCTTGGAGTTCTACCCCAATAAGTTCTTTTACTTTATTTAACATATCTTGTGCTTTCATATTATAACAATAATTTAATTATTAGTTTGTTACCTTTTTAGTTTGCAGCTTTACAAGCTGTGCAGTTATTATATGCGGTTGCTGTTAATATTTCAAAATTTCCTGATGCTCTAGTTGCTGTTATCGTGTAACAGTCTGTGTGGTTGTGATGTTTAAAAACTAAATAGTAAATATTACCTACTGTTAAATTTAAATCGTGAGTATGTATATGTTTAGTCCCTCCATTACAATTAGTCACAGTGTAGTATCTAGTAACAGAAGTTTTGGTTATGTTTCCAATACCTTGTGCGCTTAACTCGCCTGTACAGCATTCTCGTGAATAATTAATTCCATCTTTGCATAAACAGGCTCTTTTGTCAGTAGTAGGGCTTGAATACCTTTCCATTTACGAAAGTAAATTTTTAAGTTCGTTTATTACTTCTTGAGCTTTTTCTTCTTTACTCATTTTAGATTGTTTAATTGGTACACAGTTAGGTACTTTTTTACCGTTTTTCATTTTAGTTCCTATCATTTCATATCCATCATAACAAGGTGCTTTTAAGTTGTGTGATTCACAAGGCATAAACCACTCTTGTCCATCAAGATTATGAGTGTGATAACCACCACATCCCATTTCTTTAGATACTGCAATAGCTTCTTCTTTTGTATCGTAAGCCATTCTTCCATCTATAACCTTAGATTCTAAAGAGGTTTTGTCTTTTTTTGATAAATCATCTTTTACTTTATCTTTTGGTCTTTCTAACTTGTCTGCAAAATATCCTTCAATACTAAATCCCTTTACTTTACCAGTTTTGACGTAATCGTTCCAAATTTCGTCATTGTTTACCTTCATTGATACCATCCAAGTTCCAACTGGTAAGCTTAGACCGTACTTTCTGCTCTTATCTTGTACCTCATCTTCTATTATCCAAGATTCTACTGCTGATAATCCAGTTAAAGGTATTTCGTGTTCTAGTGTTGAGTTGTTTTGATTGCCATTTATAAAGAATAATTCACTAGCCTTGCGTACTGTTTTCTTAGAAAAGTATATATAATACTCATCTTCACCATTTTTACGATAGATTGGCTTGTTTGGAATCAATGCTGCTCCTAATAATATCTTTTTTTCCGCATCAATTTCAGCAAATTTAACCTGATGGTCTTTAAGTGCAATGAAATCTTCCTCGATTGCAGGTGATTCTACTACAGAAATAGCTTCAATTCCTATTGGATCATCTCCATCTTCTATAAATAATTCAATTATGTCCATATATATACAATAAAATTTATACTTTTTTGTTTTAAATTGATGCTGATTCTACAATATTTCTATCTAGTGCTTGTTGAGATGTTACATCTGATGCTACTATAAATGCTCTTTGTGGTTTATTATCTTTATCTCCTATTGCTTGTGCTAGTTGATTCTCTGGTGCTGCTCCCACAACATTAAAAACTGGTGCTGCTGGTGCTGATGCTACTGAACCTCCACCACCTCCGCCTCCACCTGCTGCTGATGCTGCTCCTTTAGCTGCTCCAACTGCTGATTTAACTGCTGACATAATTCCAGCTGCTTGTGCTGCAAAGGCTATTAATAAAGGTACATTCTGTGGAAATCCTTTTGCAAGTGTTTTTGCAAACCCTGCACCAACATCTGCTCCAGCTACGGCAGCCAACATTGTTATTTTTTTAATTGTTACTTTTGCTTCTTGAATCATATCTTTAATTCTCATTGCTTCCTTAGCTAAAAATAAAGCTTTTCCAATAGCACTTTCTTGACCTGCTGCATCAATTACTGCATCTAAGTTTTTATAAATATCCTCCCTTTCTTTTTTCTTGGCTTCTGCAATTAATTCTAATCTGTCAAGTTCAGCTTCATCAGCTTCTGTTTTTAAGTCTGCAAGTTCTCTTTCAAGTGTTAATTTATTCGATAACTGCTCAGATGTAAATCCTTCGATTTGTGCTTCAATAGCAAGGGTTTCATTTTTAGCTTCTTGTAAAGCTATTGCATTAGCATCATTTCTGTTTTTGTCAAACTGTGCTTGTGCTGCTCTTTCTATTGCGGCTGCATTTTCAAGCATTAAAGTTCTCTGCTCGGCTAGTACTTCACCAAGCTTATCGTTTGCTGCTATACGATCTGCAATGTTTTTAGTTTCATCATCTCTTATTTTACGTTGTTGCTCTGCTTGTCTATCGTATTTTTCAATTAAGCCTTGATTTATTACACTTGCTAACTCAGCTTGTCTATTAAGTTCTACAATAGCCTTTGCAGATGCAATAGTACTTTTAGTATAATTAACTACGCTTTTAGTTACCTTAGTAACAACATCAACCGATTTATCAAACGAATCATTAACACCTGTAAGAACATCTAAGCTTTCTTTTCCTGCTAACTTTACATCATCTAAAGCACCTGCAAAATCACCGCTAAAAACTTTTTTTACTGCACTTGCTAAAAAACCTAATGTATCTAAAAAGCTTTCAAACCTTTCAATTAAATTTTCTTTTATAGAATTTCCAAAGTCCTTAACATTTTGCATCGGATCTTCAAAAGACTGTTTAAAATAATCAATTACAGTTCCAATGTTATTATTTAAGAAATTAAAGAAATCATTAAAAGCTAGACTTAAAGTTTCAAATGTTATATTAAAGAAATCTAATACCTTTTGATTTTCATTAAACACTTCTACCAACTTTGCAAATGCTGCAATAGCTAAACCAATACCAGCACCTTTTAAAGCAGTACCAATTCCCTTAACTCCTTTTGATGTTCCCTCCGCACTTTTTTCAACACCTTTTAAACCTTTTTCAGTTTGCTTATTACCTTTTACAACTTCATCATTTAATTTACCAATTCCACTTTGTAAATCTTTTATTTCAGATGTTGCAGTTCCTGTTTTAGCTTCTATTTCTAAACTTACTTTTCTTGTTGCCATAATTCTTTTTTGAATTGTTGATACGCTTCTTTTATAGATTCTGGATATTTATTTTTTCCTAAAGCTATTGAAGTATACTTTCCGCTTTTTTTTTGTTTCTTGGCTATCTCTAATAAGCCTAAAATATTTGCTATCATTTTATATTATATTATTCATATGTAGTGCAGTTTTTAATAAAATATTTCTACGTTAGAACAAACTCCGTTTAAAACTAATGCTGAAATACCTGAGTTAAAACTTGCAGTTCCATCTAGGTTATAGTTATAAAAAGCGTAGTAACCAT